CCAGCGTTCCAGTCTCGCTCTTGCTGCGGATCGAGAAGGAGACTGGCTGCTTGTACTCAGTAGTACCAAACCGAACAAAGCCAGAATCAAGTACTCCAACAGGAGCCTTGACCGTAGCCGACTCCACATAAACATTCGTGCTTGTGCAGACAAGCGCACGTCCCGTCGTACCCACGAAAGCAACCGACTGAGGTGTTCCATTGGCTACCGAAATATCTGAAGCGTAGGCGTAGAAGTTACCCACCTGCTCCCCAAGATCTATTCGCCACAGGCCTCGCTCACCTAAACGCTCAAGGCTTCGAGTCGCATAGACATACTCACCATCGAAGGCAAGATCTTGAATGTCGTCCTCCACGGATAGAGGACCATAAACAAAACCATTACCGGATTGGGATTCAGCAGCAACACGAATACCACGGTTGGTAGCAGCGACGACAAACGTATTCAGGTAAGACTTAAGAGTGCGGAGCACTTCGCCCGTGGGGAACTCAGCAGTATTAATCGGCTCAAGCATCCCACCGGAGCCAGTAGCAGTCGTATCAATCGTAAAGGACAAGACCTTCGCCTGAACACCAATGTTCATGGCAACCAAGATCGCCGATGTGGTTTCCGTAACAGCGACAAAATCCAGTTCCGTCGTCGCGTACTCGTATCGTGAATCCCCGGTCGTCGTGTTTAAGTCAATCGCCGCCGGGGGAGAGGTAGGGTTCCTACCCAACTCGAACACGCGCATGGGCAATGCGTCAGTTATTTGACACCCAACAATGATTCGGTCTTTGACGTAGCCAAGGGCCTGGACAGTCCACGCACCTCCCGGTGCGTCGTACAGTTTCGATACCGAAAGGGACTCGGTAATTTCGTAAAGACCATCGTTCGCCGCTACGAGAGCGTGACAACCATCCGTCGTCAATGCTTGTGCGGTCGCCGTGAAAGCGGTTATCTCAACGACACTAGATGAGGAAATCTGATACAGGTAAACGTTGCCGCCGTTGACAAACCAAGTACCCATCGTGCAGGTGTGAGCGTAAGAGCCTCCGTGGGTTGCCACCTGATCGGTGTCATTCAGTAGGCTCAACTGGCCTTGAGTCCAAACGTCGATGTTTGCTGACTCACGAAAACGGAAGAGGTCACCCTCGTCTGCGTCATAAAAATCAGCACCGGCCCCTCGATGCCACGAGGTAGCCGACCGAAGCCACCAGTTAGAAAGCGAGTTCTCACCCGCTGAAGCCTCTTGATCGACGCGCTCCTTCTGGTACTGCGTCGTCACGCGACTAATAGGATTAGCGTCGTGTGCTGCACTCAACCACGCTTGATTACCTATCGCGTAATCAGCGGCAAACGAACTCCGGTCATAACGAGCCAGCCGATCAATGATGTCTCGACCGATGGCGAACGGAAGTTCATTGACAACTGCCTTGTTATCAGCCATTAGTTAGTACACTTCCACTTCCGACGAGCCTTATTCAAACGAGAGTTAGGATCTTTGGCTGCCCCTGGAAACTTCTTCATCTGACCTTTACTGCGAGCACAGTAAGAACGCTTGCGAGGGCCACCTCCCGGCTGCGGTGGCTTAATGTCCTGTCCCTTTGCACGCAAAGATGCGCGGCCCTTTTCGTTAAGACCACCTTCGGGGTTCTGCCCCTCGGCCCTCGTCCACGCAGCAGTCCGGTACTTCTTCTTCTTTGGGCGACGGTCAGGCAATCTAGCCATACAGCCTCTTCCGCCAAGCCTTCTTCAACTGACGATCCTTCGTCAGGATAGGAAGCGGCCACAGGCGCTCATCCTTCTGTGCCTTCTCCGTGAACGAGATGTGAATGTGCTGGTAGTGGCCCCAATTACCAGGCCGCCACTTCCACCACTTACTGCGGTAAGTGCCCGAGGCGAGCCGACCCTCGTACACGACGTACTTGACGCGCTTGCTACCCGGCAGGCCGGATGCTGCATACGCACGCAACTGGTCGGCGAGTTTCCTCGCCGCCCTACCGTTGCGCCACTTGCCCTTGCCCATGTTCTCGTCAATGTCGAGAGCGTGAACCCAACCATTCTTGTCAGGGTTGTGATCGGACTTGCGCTTAGAGTGCGCCCGATCCCCGATCCAACCATCAGACCGCTTATCCCGACCGGGCCAGCGACCATTGATCTGGTCACGAAGGACGACACCGCCCTTCACCAACTTAGCCATCCGACTGCCGCCCGAAGCGAGGGTTCTCACCGTTCAAGTAATCAACCAACACAACAATCGCCGGAGGAATCGCAACCACAAGAACCGGAGGCAAGCCGAACCCCGCGATGTTGTCCACCACCCACGTCAGGGCAGTCGCAGCGAAGATCTTCAACGCCACACCTACAGGGTGATCGTTCAGAAACGCCATGAAGTCTTTCCACGAGTTCATTCCTTATCCTCCAAATGCCACATGATGTGGCCGTCGATCTTCTTCTCGATACGGTCAACCGCATCCCTCATGGACTGGCCGCCGTTAGGTTTCATCTCTCGATACATCCGGTTGATGCGAGCGTCAATCACGAAAATGAGAGCCGACAGCATCAAGCCAACGATTGACAGGATCGCTAAGACTGCGCCGGGTGTGTCAAGAGTCATTCACTTTCCTTGGACATAGGTAAACCCCCGCACCTCACACATGCGGGGGGTTGATGGGTTTGTTAGTTATCCGATTCGGTAACGAACGATGACGATTCCGTCGGAGCCGTGCCCACCCGTGCCGTTTCCCCCGGTGTCATAACTGCCGCCCGTACCACCGCCGCCGCAGCCAAATCCGGTTCCATCATTCCCAGCGGTGGTTGGGCCAATTTGACCAGCACCACCACCGCCCGTGCCGCCAGTTCCCGCGACCGCTGACGAGGCTGTCGTATTTCTGACAGCCACACCGCCACCACCACCAGCAGCGAACCCGCGAAGCGTCCCATCAAAACGAAGTTCGATGCCGTCGCCGCCGTCACCGCCCTTGAGGGTTAACAGATCGTTGTACTGCGGCTTGCCGTCGGTTCCCGGCCCCGAGTAGCCACCGCCGCCACCGCCGCCCCCGACAATGCCGTAACCAGCCCCCATCGGGTCATGCCCAGCAAACGTTGTAATGCTTGCCGTATCCATAGGCGATGCGTTGCCGCCCTGATTCCCTTGGCCCGACGTTCCCGTGCCGCCAGACTTGATTGTGTTCGATCCCGATGCGCCACCCGAACCCGATCCTCCGCTGTGAGTGTTCCCCGACGAGGCTGCGTAACCGCGTGGGGCGCAACCACCGCCAACGGCGGTCAAAGAACCGAACGTCGAATCTTCGCCGTGACCCGCGTTAGTGTTAGTTGAGACTGCATATTCTGCCGTCCCACCGGCTCCGACAGTCAGGCTGTACGTTGAAGCGGTCACGCCGTATGAGTACTGGAGGATAAGTCCTCCGGCTCCCCCGCCCCCGCCTGCATACCCCGAGTTCGTGTTGTAGGTGGTTATGTACTGGCTTCCACCTCCACCGCCCCCAGCGCACACAAGTAGGTCGATTATTCCGGCCTGCGAAAACGTGATATCAAACCCCGGCGACCCAGAGGCGTAGTTCCATTCATGCACGCGGTACGTCCCACCATTCACCGTGCCAGCCGTACCATCACCAGTAAACGTGAACGGTGTCACGCCGCCGGTCTGTGCGCTCGCATACGCCCAGTTCTCAGGAGCCAGCCCAGAAGTAACTTGGGTAGCACCAAACGTGTTCTTTAGGCGATCAATAGCCATGTTAGGAAATCTCCGATCCGAACAGAGCGAACGTGAGGTTCGCGTTACTCGCGCTCACGCGCACATACTTATTTGTTGCATCCAAGGTCAGACCAAGAGTCAGGCCAACAGTCTCAAACCCCGTCAGCACATCGTTACGAACGATGTACTTGCTGGTCGCTGGCTCACCAGAGTTTGAGTCCGAGATAGCGACCGTGTAGTAGGCAGCCGTATTGCTGCGGTTACAGATCGTGAGCGTGGACACGACGGCTGCGGTAGCAGACGGACAGGTGTACAACGTAGAGTGTTCAAACGCTGTCAACGTTCCTGTCGCTGCTGTGCTTGCAACATCGGACGCAACCGAGGCGTAAGAAAGAGTCGTGCTGGTGACAGCGGTAACGGTAAAAACACCATCGAATGCTGCGTCAGCAGTATCCATAGCGACGCTCACCTGCTGGCCCACGCCAATAGAGTGCGCTGCGCTCAACGTCAACGTAGCGACGTTGCTGGTGAGTTCCTTGTTCGTGACTGAGAGCGACGACGCGCTTGACGCGGCCTGTCCCAGCACCTTGTAAGTGGTCGGCATTTTTTATGCTCCCATCATGAGAAGTGGACTGAACCCAGCCGAAGCCAGATCTTCTTGCGTAGCGGCATCATCAACAATGTCTGCCGTATCTCTGTTTTTCGTCTCAGGCATTTCCTAGTTCCTTTAAGCGAGGATCAGTTTCGATGGGACAAACTCTTGATCTTCCGTGTCGGGTCCCTTCGGGTACGGAATGTTGTTTTCTTGCAGGTACTTCTCAAGCCGCTTGTTGGCTTCCCAACCGGAGAACTCCGCGACGATGCGCCACCCACGGGTGACGATGTACAACTCTGCGTGCGGCT